TCGGAAGAGCCTTTCGCGGTTCCTTCCGAAGACGTTCTCTACATCACAGCTAATCACAGTATTCAAGCACGCCGTCTGGTGGTTCCAGTTGGCAAGTCTATGCTATTCTAAGTATCTCGAACTGGAGGCGGACATGGCTAGTCGCAACGGACCCCTCTTCAAGGGTCCTTCTTTCGAGGAACAGTTGGAAAAGGCTGTTCAAGCTCACAACGATCGGATCGTTGCTAATAATCCGAAAACTTACTTCTCCGAACCAAGTCAACACGATATTCTTTACCGTGCTGACCTCGATCGTAATCAAACTCTCTTCTATCCGGACGGGGTTCCTGTGGAACCGTCGCTGGGCCTCCCGGAACCGGAGGACATAGCCGACCGTATTCGGCGTCAGATCCAGGGCAAGGAACTGGCTCGGGCGGCTGCCGAGCTCGGCATGGATACCTTCGAAGAAGCCCTCGACTTTCAGGTCGAGGAAAATCAGGACAAGTGTCCATATTCCGGCCACGAATACTCCGAGCAAGACGAGGCTAACGACGAGGTCGCTTACGCCAATATGCTGAAAGCTCGCGAGGAGAAAGAAAGGGATGACGCGAAGGCTAAAAAGCGTCAAGAATACCAGGAACTAAAAGCCGAGTTCGAAAAAGCAACCCCCCCGGTTCCGCAACCCTCACCGGGGGAGAGCGCGGACAAATAGTCCGGCGCTCGGGGCGACGGGGTCCACCACCCGTCGCCCCTCAATAAGGTAGACAGTTGACCCGACCAGGTCGGGTCAACTGTCTACCTTTCTTCATAGCTTCTTCAAAAGCTCTCTTCCCCTCTAAGCGTCAGGCGCGTCGCCTGACGCTCCCTCAGTAAGAACATGTTCTGTTGGAGCCTGCCCCTTACAAAGTGGGGGCAGGCTTCAGCAGGACATGTTCTGTTGGTGGGACCCCCCTACCCCCTTCATAAAAACGAGCGCGGTAGCGCGATGGCACGCCCCTCTTGGCGTGCAAAAACGGCCTGGGAGACCTTAGGCTCCCAGGCCCCAAACTCGATCCGAGTTGACAGCAGAGTGATCTTACTTGATGATCACTCTGCTAACTGATACCGGGGATTGCCACATGGCAAAGAGTCGAGGGCGTGATGCTTCAATCACTAGGGGAACCCTGCCCCTCCATACAACTCGATATGTGGCAGTCAACCCCCTCGGTATCTCCAACCCGTCGCCGATCGTCCTTACAGGTCCAGCTCGATCGCATGTCGTCCTGCGGGACCCCTACGACATTACGCCACAATCCACGCCTTCTAATCGCGTGGCTAAGAATGCGACGGGAAACAACCTTTACCGGCCGTCTCCGAAATCCCCGCAAGTCTCGATCTGCAAAAGTCGTAGTATTCGGAAGGAAGTCTTATTCGCTACTGGCTATGGCGGCCGGAACAATATGAAAACCGCGAGGTTTACTCGCAACTCTAAGGTTAAATGCAAATGATAGAAGCAATTGGCAGCGCGCTCGGCAATATAGCTTCGGGCATTACTGGCGCGATTAGCGCAAAATCTGCTGCAAAACAGCAATATAAACAGCAAAAGGAATTTGCTCAAAATGGTATCCAATGGAAAGTCGCCGACGCAAAGGCGGCTGGAATTCATCCCCTTTACGCATTGGGTGCGAATACCACCTCTTACGCGCCTGTTGCTGTCGGGAACACTAATCCACTCTCCGGCCTTGCTGCGGCAGGACAGGATATTTCTCGCGCGGTGGACGCTACTCGCCCTGCGAGCGCAAAGGTGGATGCGATTACTTCGACGCAACAAGCCCTCGCAACCGAGAGGATGGGCTTAGAAAATGAGCTATTACGTTCACAGATTGCAAAGACTAGACAGGAATCTAACCCGCCAATGCCTACAGCAGGCGACCGAATGCTCATCGACGGACAGGGAAATTCTCCGCTTGTTAAAACTTCACCACTTGCGCGGCAGTCGGTTGCAGGAAATGCTCCGTCTCAAGAGGCGGGTGCTGTCTCGGAGATGGGCTATCTCCGCACTCCTACAGGATGGGCGCCTGTGCAGTCAAAGGACGCTAAAGATCGTACAGAGGATGACATTGCTGCCGAGCTCACTTGGGCTATCCGTAATCGGCTGCTGCCTTCAGTCGGAGTTCAACAGCAACCCCCAGCCGATGTTAAGCTCGGGGACGGCGAATTCTGGAAGTGGAACCCTCTAAAACAGGAGTATTACATCAAGCGTCGCAGCTCTAGCCGCTGGATGACTGGCGGTTTCAAGAAAAGGGATAATTAATCATGGCATTCCGTAGTAAGCGCCGCCGTCGCGGCGGCAAGAAGAAGTTCAATCATAGCCGCGGGCGCGGCGCTCCTCTCCGGATCGGCTTCCGCCTGTAAGGACCTCATGGGCCTCTGTCAGAATCCATCCTTCATCAAGGGCATGATCTTGCCGTGTGGGCAATGTATGCCCTGTCGCCTCCAACGGAAGCGCGTGTGGACACACCGCGTCATGTTGGAGGCTTCACTCACTCCTCAATCGGCGTTCGTCACGCTAACGTATTCAGACGAACACGTACCCTCTGGAGGCTCACTCGATCCAGAACATTTAAGATTATTCTGGATGCGCTTAAGAAAACAACAGGCTCAATATGGACGAAAGCTTCGCTATTTCGCGAACGGTGAGTACGGAAGCGACACTGAGCGACCTCATTACCACGCTATCATCTTTGGGATGCCTTCGTGCTATCACGGAAGGACGCGGCATTATCGATTTAAAGCCGGACTCAACTGTTGTAATACATGCGACGATGTCGCACGATGCTGGTACCATGGAGGTGTCGATCTGGGTCAAGTGGAGCGAGCTAGCGCCGCTTATGTTTGCGGATATGTTACAAAAAAGCTCACCGACCCAGACGATTACAGACTTGGTGGAAGACATCCTGAGTTCTCGCGCGTCTCGAAACAAAATGGGGGTCTAGGTGCTGGCTATATTCCGGAAATCGCCTCAAAGCTCTTGGAGCTACCCCCTAAGGTGCTGGCAGCAATGCCAGACGTGCCTAACTCCCTGCGGCATCAAGGAAAGCCCTGGCCTCTGGGCCGCTATCTTACGCGTAAGCTCCGGGAGCAAATCGGGCGTTCACCCGATGCTCCGTTATGTGTTATCGAGGATAAAAAAAGGGAGGTGCAAGTCTTGCGACAGTACGCGGAAGAAAATCTCTCGCGTCATATTACGTTCTCGCAAGTATATAAAAGCTTATGTCTCGAAATAAACGCTCCGGCGTTCAATGTTCTCTCTAATAAACAGCAATACAGAAAGCATAGGTACTCGTTATGAAAAGGCATAAACATGGATTATCAAGTACATTCCTCGCCTCGATGGACCTCGGAGAGATCATTCCAATCAACGTTGTTGAAATACTACCGGGCGACACCCTTCAGAAAGCCACGTCTGCGCTCTTGCGCTGTTCTCCTTTGTTGGCCCCCGTTATGCATAAGGTCAATGTTGATATCTATGACTTCTTTGTTCCTAATCGTCTCGTATGGGACGACTGGGAAGACTTTATCACCGGCGGCGAGGACGGCGATGACACTTCTGTCTATCCTGTTATCACTACGCCTGCTTCTACTGGCTTCGCTGTCGGCTCTCTCGCTGACTATCTGGGGGTCCCTCCTGGCGTCGCTTCTCGCGAGGTTTCCGCTCTTCCATTTCGCGGCTATGCTCTGATATTCAATGAATGGTTCCGCGACCAGGATCTGGTCACACCCCTAGTTATCGATACGACCTCGGGGCCAGATACGACAACTTCTGTGGCTCTTCAGAACGCTGCTTGGCCTAAGGATTATTTCACGTCTGCAAGGCCGTGGGAGGCTAAGGGGCCTGAGATCACAATCCCGCTTGGCACAACTGCGCCTGTGCTGGGGCTTTCCATCGCTTCTGGTACGACGGCTGACGGTTCTGGTGGGGCTGGCGTTGGCTCCATTGCCGCTGGCGATATTACCGCTGGTACTCCGTCGTGGGAGTCAGACGTCGAAAAGATGTATATCCGGGCTCAGTCTAATGCTGTCCCTGGTGTCAATAATCGCCCGCAAATTCTCGCCGATCTCTCAGGGGCGTCGGCTATCACACTAAACGCGCTGCGCGAGGCCGCAGCGCTTCAGCGTATGCAGGAGGCTCGCGCAAGATATGGATCAAGATATTCTGAGTATCTCCGTTACATGGGGGTCCGGTACTCGGACAGTCGTCTACAACGGCCCGAATTTCTCGGGGGTGGGCGAGATGTTGTCCAATTTTCTGAAGTACTTCAAACAGGACCCGGCGATGATCCTGTCGGTGACCTCAAAGGCCATGGAATCTCCGGAATGCGCTCCCGGCGCTGGCGTCGAACCTTCGAAGAACACGGATATATGTTCACGTTCATCGTCGTTCGGCCCAAGTCAATTTACTCCGATGGCCTGGAACGCTCTTGGAATAGACGTTTCAAGGAAGACTTCTGGCAACCCGAGCTGCAATTCATCGGACAGCAAGCTATTCTCAATAAGGAGGTAGATTTTTCTCATGCTACCCCGGAAGGTGTATTTGGCTATCAAGATCGTTACGATGATTATCGATCTGCTTGGAGCCGTATCGCCGGGGATTTCCGGACGACGCTCGACTTCTGGCACTTCGCCAGAATCTTCGGCTCCTCCCCGGCGCTCAATGAGACGTTCATTAAATGCGTTCCTTCGGAAGAGCCTTTCGCGGTTCCTTCCGAAGACGTTCTCTACATCACAGCTAATCACAGTATTCAAGCACGCCGTCTGGTGGTTCCAGTTGGCAAGTCTATGCTATTCTAAG